CGATGTTGACCGTCGGCGGGAAGGTCGTCAGCGCCAGGGACGCGGTCGTCGGCGTGACGTTCAGCCCTAGACGCGCGGTCGGCGGGAAGGTCGTCAGCGCCAGGGACGCGGTCGTCGGCGTGACCAGCTGATGATTTGTCTTCGTGACCGTCGGCGGGAAGGTCGTCAGCGCCAGGGACGCGGTCGTCGGCGTGACGTTCAGCCCTAGACGCGCGGTCGGCGCGAAGGTCGTCAGCGCCAGGCTGGCGGTCGTCGGCGTGACCAGGCGCGGCGCCAGGACGGTCGGCGCGTACCGGGTCAGGGTCAGGCTGGCGGTCGTCGGCGTGACCGTGACGTTCCCGGCGGCAGCGGGTCGGATCGCGACCGTCTGACAGGACCAGTCATCTGACGCGCTGATCGTGAAGGTGCCTGGATCCTCGGACGCTGCCGCCGAGTCTTTCCAGGCGGTCGCCAGGCTGGCACCGTTCGCCCCTCCCGATGCCTGCGACTGGGTATTGCTGTAGCCGGATGGATAGCCGCTAAAGGTTCGGGACGTATCGGCCGCGGCGACCGCCAGCCACAGCGTGTCCTCTACGTCCCATCCCGCCGGATTACAGGTGGCGGGATCCGGCGTGCTAGACGCGCCGCCAGCGAAGCCGACGTCGAAGGCATCGCCGCCATCCGTCAGGTCGGACCCGCCATACCAGCCGGTGATGCGGAAGGCCCGCCAGCACCCCTGTTCGGATGCGCCGATCGACTGCGTGTAGTTGCCTGTCTCGGTCCCGTCGCTGACTTTGACCATGACCGCCGACGTGACCGGCGACGTGTTGCCGACGAACAGCTGTGTGAAGCCGTTCGTTTGGTTCGGCGACGTGTTCCCGTCGATGCCAAAGACGACCAGGATCAGATCGCCGCTGGCCAGGTTCGTCGGATAGGTGCACGTCCAGGACGTGCTGTTACTGGTCTGCGACCCGGCTTGCGTGTCGGCGGTCTGGACCGTCGGGAAAGCCATTCAGCCCTCCCACTATGCCAGCGTGAAGACCCCCGAAGCGTGCGCGGCGACCGTCAGCGTGTTCCCGTCGGTCGCCGTCACGTCCGCGGGCGTGCTGTCCAGCAGGCAGTAGCACAGAACGTCGCCGCTGACCTCATAGATGACGCCGAAACGCGCCGTGATCGACCCGCCGCTGGCGGTCCAGACAGGGTCAGCCGCGATATCGACCGTGACCGTCGTCGTCCCTGTTACGGTTAGGTCGACCGCGATCCCGCCCGTCGTATAGCCATTCGCGTTCGCATGCTCGTTCGTCAGGCCCGCGTAGGTCGTTGACCCCGATCCGATGTTCGACGTCGATAGGAACAGCGCCAGTTTGTAGCTGTCGTCGGCGACGTCGAACGTCCCGTCCAGCAGCTTCGCGCGTCCCGCGTTCGTGAAGGTCCATTGTCCAGCGGCCATCTAGCTCATTCCTTTCGTGTCCAGGACTGCCGGGACGGGACCTGGAAAGGGGAGGACCAGACCCCGTCCCGGCGAGCCACTAGGCCGCTGTCACCTTCAGGCTGCCCTGCCGTGCGCCGACGACCAGGTATGCCCAGATCCCGACCCGTACTGCCTGCGGACCGACGACCTGGTCGAAGCTGAAGGATGCGACGGATGATTCGTAGATGACGAAGTCCGACGGGACGCCGAAAACGCAGACGTTCGTTGTCGACGCATACGACAGCTGCGTCGTCGCGCCCAGGACGTCAGCCAGGATCCCGCCGCGGCTGACGGACCCGTCGCTGTTGACCTGGCCGATCATCGGCAGCAGCGGTCGGCCGCTGCTATCCGCCTGCGCCAGCAGGACGCTGTACAGCGCGGACGGGATGAACGCGCCGGACGCTGCGCGGAAGCGAACGGCGTAGTAGTTGACGACGTTCGCGGCGACGCCCGCGTACGGCGTCGCCGCCGTGACCGCGACGCCCGACGCCGTCGACCCGGCTTCCACGGCCGTCTTGATGACTGTTTCGGATGCCTGCGCGTAGGCCTCGACCAGATCCTGCAGGATCATGGACTGCGTCGACGGATCGCCGCCGTCCAGCGCCTGACGGCTAATATCCGTGTAGGCGCCGTACATGAGCGGCGTCGCGGTCACGGCGGTGGTCGCGACGTCGGTCGCAGACAGCGCCGCGCCTTCGGCCGACTGGACAGCGACGGTGCCGCTGGTCGTGACCTTCGCGAAGATCTTCGGACGCGCGTCGCTGATCGGCACGCGCTGGTAGAACGACCCGAAAGGCCGACCCTTCAGGATCCGCGGCGTCAGCAGGCCGGGAAGGTAGTCGTTCGGATAGGCGCCAGGGATTTCGGACGACAGGACTTCGCCTGCGCGCTCGATCTGGCGGCTGACGTCCGTCAGGTGCGCGGCGTGCCGTGACTGCCGCTCGCGCGCTTCGCTGTCGCCCTGATGGGCGCGGAAGGCGTCACGCAGGAAGCTGTTCCCGCTGCCAGGCGCGTAGACGGCTTCCGGCCGCGTGATGACGATGGACACGGCTGGCTGATCCAGCTGCGTGATCGTCGCCCGCTCGCGCGCTCCGCGCTCGACTGGCTCGACGTCATGGACGGCTGGCGCCGCTTCGGTCGTTGTCGTCTGGTCGTTGTCCACGGGATCCTCCACGTCGCGAAGCGCGATACGCGCCCCGTCATAGGCTGGACTGACGCTGCCCGCGATCGCGAACAGCCTGGCTTCGCGGTGTACGACGACGCCGTCTTTCCCGCGACGAAGCGTCTTCGGCAGTCCCGCCTCGACGCTGACGCCATTCAGGCCCGCCCGGACCTGATCCAGATACTCCGTTCCGGCTGGCGTATCCATGATCTGCGCGCGGAAGCGAACGCCGCCTGGCGTGTCTTCCAGGAACGTGACCGTCCCGATCGGGCGTTCCCGATGCGCTGGTCGAAATGCCAGGCGCGCGCCGTCCTGGCGTTCCATCCAATGCGCGACGCTGGCGCGGAAGGCGCCTGGCGCGAACGCCTCTGCGCCTAGCTCCGTATCCAGCGCGACCTGACCGTACGGGACCGCGATCCCTTCGATCGTGCGTGGCTCATCGGCGACTTCTCGGACGGTCGTCAGGACGTCGGTCGTCCTGGTCGGCATGGTCACGGCTTCGCCTCTTTCCGCTCGACGGCCGCGGCGACCTTCGCCTGGTCGTCTTCCTGGATCTGGACGGCCGTCCGGTCGTCTGGCTGATCCTGGATCGGCTGATCGTCGTCCTTACTGGCCATTCGGCTGACCCTCCGTAGCAGCGGCAGGCGCCGCCAGCTGATCCGGCGACTCGACGGGCGGAAGCCCGATCCGGTCCCGGACTTCCTCCGACGTCATCCAGGCGCGCCCGCCGGTCGCCAGCTGATACGCCTGCGCCTGCGCCAGCTGCGTCCCGGCCGTGAGCGTCCAGGGATCCAGCACCAGGCGGCGCCCGCCTGGCAGCTGGTCGCTGATCGCGTCCTCGATCGCGCCGATGTAGTTGCGCAGCGTGTAGCGGACCAGATCCTGATTGCCTGACTCCGACGTCGCGTACGTTTCGCTGTCGCCCGTCGGCGCGTTCAGGATCCGCGTCGGGACGCCGAAGTACCGCCCGATATCGGCGACCTGTTCGCGCCTGGCTTCGACCGCCGCCTGTTGCGTCGGGTCGGCGCCGAATGTTTCGGCGCTGATGCCGTTCGTCATGACGGGCGGATAGTCCGGACCCCGGGCGCGCTTCTCGCGCCAGCGGTCTTCCAGGGTCTGCGCTTCGGTCGGATTCAGCGCGGCGTCGGTCTTCAGATAGACCGTCGGACTGCCGCCCGCCTGCCAGTACCGGGATGCGTAGGCTTCCGCAGCGATCGCCGCGGCGAAGGTCGTCCGCGCCAGGCGGATGACGCCGCCCAGCGCATCATCGACGCCAGGTTGCGGCGACCGATGCAGGATGACCAGCTGGTCGGCGCTGACGCGGACGCCGCCGACGAAGTATTCGGATGGCGGCAACAGCGACCAGACGTCGCCTGTCTCAGCGGGTCCGACGATGTTCGGGTCGACGTACCACAGGCCCAGCGGGACGCCTTCGCTGTCGACGCCGCCTGCCTTAATCAGATAGCAGACGTCATACAGCGCCAGCGTGCTGACGACGATCGACGTCCATTCGCGCCTGGTCCGCGTTGACTGCGGGCGGATGACCAGGCGCGAAGGCGGCAGATCCAGATTGCCGCGGCGTTCGATCCAGTCCAGCTGACTGACGCCGTTCGCCAGGATATCCAGGCATCGCCAGACGGCCGAGAGGCCCAGCGCGGTCGTCGCCGTGACGCCGCCAGGGATCAGCCCGCCGTCCAGCGGGAAGCCGACCATTCGGGTCGGCGCTGGCATGACGTCGCGACGTGCCAGCAGGATATCGGTCAGGCTCCGCACGACCGGACGATAGCACAAGCTGGCAACGGGTCAGGTAGCACGTTTGCAAGGTTCAGGCGGACGTTCTGAGCGTCGAAACCTTGCCCGCCGACGCTGCCCGCTGGCCGCTAAACTCCCGCTAAACTCCGGCTAAACTCCGAGGCTTTGCAAGGTTCGGCAAGGTTCAGTAGATGACCGGCTTCCGCTCTCCCTGCGCGATCAGATGCGCGGCGAAGGTCGCTGCCAGGAACGCATCAATCGCGCCGCCCGACGCCGCACGGCTGAAGCGAAAAGCGCCCTCTGTCCCGATCGCGCGACGGCTGACCATGCCGACCTGCGCGTCCAGCAGCGGGTCATCCGCCGCCAGGCGTCCGGAGTGGATCAGCTCCGTGACGTCCATCGACGCGGCGACGACCTCCGACGGCTTCAGCGGCTTCCACGGTAGGCCGCTTTCGATGCCCGCGCGCGCGAAGGCAGCTGCGCCTCCGCTGACCTGGTCGTACCCGATGACCTGGACCTGGTCCAGGTCCGGGAAGCCTTCGACCGCGGCGATAATCCTGGACGCCGTGATCGGCTCGCCGTCGGCCGCGCGCAGATCGCGGACGACCTCGACGCCGACCCGGCCGTCCTCCCGGACGCCCGCGACGCAGACCGTCGCACGGTCCCAGCCAGGCTGAACGTCGACCCCCAGCGCGAACGGCCCCGCCAGGGCCGCCAGCGGCGACGGCAGGCGGATGGCGGACCAGACGCCAGGCGCGAAGGCGCCCGGGACGACGACGTCCACGAAATGATTCAGGCGTTCCCGCTGCCAGCTGTCGGTCGGCAGCAGCTGGTACTCCGACTGGATCGCCGCCCGCGTCAGGCGTCCGTCCTTCAGCGCCGGATTCGCCTGGCTGATCGCCTTCCAGTCCAGCCCTGCGGCCGGGTCGGCTGACTCCCACCAGGCGCCATAGAAGGTCGGGTCGGGCGTTTCGTCGCCGGACGCCTGCCGCTTCAGGCGATCGTAGAAGGCGCGAAGGACGACGCTGTCCGCGTGACCCGCGGTCGACGTCAGCAGCATGATCGGCGACCGCTGCGCGGACTGCGTCGGCGCTAGCGCCTCCCACATCGTCCAGTCGCGCTGCGTCAGCATTTCATCCCAGGCGATCGCGCCCGCCGACAGACCGCGGGCGGATCCTGGCTGACTGGTCACGGTGTCGAGCATCAGCCCGCCAGCCTCGATCCCGAAATACTGCGTCAGGCGGGTTGCCGCCTTGATCCGCGGCACGCCGTCCAGGTCCGTGTAGACGCCGCGGTAGATGATGCGAGCCTGTTTCGCGTCATGCGCCGCTGCCAGCAGGGTCGTCCAGCCAGCGAACGCGGGCAGCTGCCGACCTTCGTCCAGCAGCCAGCCGTAGAAGGTCCGGACGATGACCGATTTCCCGTTCTGCCTGGCGGTCGACAGCAGGACGATCCGATGGACCAGGTCGCCGTGTCGGTCGAAGCGCAGCGCCCGACGCAGCGCGTACGACTGCCACGGTCCCAGCGTGACGCCTAGCTCGCGCTTCGCCCAGCGGATGACCCGCGTCCCGTACGTCCCGACGACCCCTGGCGGGTCCGGCGTTTCCCAGCGCGGTCGGACCAGCTTCGCCGCCATCGGTCAGCATCCGACCGCTTTCATGATATTTCGTGGTCCCGCGTAAGCGTCCAGGCGTCCTCCTAGAAAAGTCACCCGTCCCGCCAGCGCGCAGCGATCCTGGCACGCGGAAGACCGATCTTCGGTCCCTTCAGCTGACCGCCTCTGCGACTGTTACAGCGGACGTGCGCCGCCCGTAGGTTGTCGTCTTCGTTCGTCCCGCCATAGGCGCGCGGGATGACGTGATCCGCGCTGTCTGCGCCAGCCTGGCCACAGAGCCAGCAGATTCCCTCATCCCTGGCGATCACGCGCAGACGTGTCCGATGCCAGCCCTTCGGCATCACCATGTCAGCTGCTCACCCTGGCAGATCCTGGCGTGCCTGGCAGCGTTCAGCCGTCCAGCGATCCCCTTCGTGACCGGGAAGCCCGGCCCGAGTGCCTGCCAGATGTCATCGGTCGTCAGCTCGACCTGTCGTCGGGCGACCTGGCGGATCGCCATATCCACGGGCGTCCGCGTCCAGGTCGTCATACGGTCGGATCCTCCGTCGCTTCTGCGCGCCAGGCGTCGATCGCTGCCAGGATCGCGCCGCGCTTGTCTGGTCGCGACTGGTCGAAGATCAGGACGACGTCTGCCCTCAGCTGGTTCAGGACGCCGCGGACGACCGATCGGCAGAGTGTCGCGCGATCCTCGCCGACCAGATCCCCTAGATGGACTGCCTGGAAATCGTCAGCGTCGCGATAGTCAGCCATGCCATTCCTTCCATTCGTCATAGTCGAAGACGATCCATGCCTTCGCCCGATGACCGCTGCCAGGTCGCGCCAGGATGACCGCCGCCCGTAGCTCGGGACCGGGCGGCATCGCCTCGATCATGGTCCGGACGTCGTTCAGGCTCGGCAGCGTCTTTAGGGTCTTCGCCTGGATCTGCAGATAGCCTCGGACCAGGACGTCGACCGGACCGCCGTCCTGGCCGACCCTGATCCCCTTCAGGTCAGCAGCGATCTTCCGTTCCGCCCGTGATCCCTTCGCCTTCGCCTTCGACGTCGTCATATCAGCGCCTGGCTGAATGTTTCCACCACAGTACGGCGTGAATCAACGAAGACCCTGGAAGGATCAGCTGCGCTGGAAACATTCCTGCAGACCTCTACGTCGGTCTGGATCCGGAAGCGGGTCAGCCCGCGTCGACCTCTGGCCGTTCGCAGCTGCCCGAAGCCCAAGCGTTCCATCTGGCGCAGCGCCGACCAGGCGCCTTTGACGCTGTATCCGGTGCGTGCCGCCAGGCGACGGATCGTCGTCGGTCGGCCGTCGAAGGTCGCCGCGCAGACCGCACGGTAGCGCGGAGGAACGTAGAAGACGCGGTGCATCCGCCGGACCAGGATCGGCACGGCTGGCGCGTCGGTACGGCTGATGCGCCGTTCCCAACTGGTTGTCATGGATCCCCTTTCGTTCATGCTGGCGCGCCGCACACGACCTGGACGAAGACCTGTACGATGATCCAGGCGAAGACCAGGACGAAGGCGAACAGTAGCCCGAGTGCCAGCCAAGCTGTCGCAGCGACGATGTATAGGCGCCAGCGATTCATGACCAGCGCCTGACGATGTACCAGGCGACGTAACAGCAGCTGACGACGAAGACGCCAGCGATCAGCCAGCTGGTCACGGCACGCGGACCCGCATCCGTCGCAGCGCGCGGTACTCGCGCAGCGCCTGGTAGTTGATGCGGCAGTCCGGGCAGGACGGATCGTTGGTCGCCCCATGACCGTCAGCGGCGTACTGGTCCAGGCGCGTCCGTAGCAGATCCTCGGCGACCGGGAAGGCGCTGATCCGGTCCCGCGCTAGACGGTCTTCGTACGCATCGTCGTACGGCGGATGGTCTTCGCGACTACACATAGCCGATCCCCTTTCGTCGTGGCGACCGCGGATCCGGGTAGCCCCAGGCCCGTCCATCCGAAGGCGCCGTCCTGGCAGCGCCAGCGGGGATCAGGTCGGCCGGATCCGCGGTCCCTGGCGAAGCGCGGCGTTGATCCTGGCTGCCTCGGCAGCGGTCGGCGGGACGCCGCGTTCGATGATCGACAGACGACCTCGGTTGATCCCGGTCAGCCGTTCCAGCTGCCGGATAGACAGGCCCGTCGCCCGTCGCTGGTCCCGATAGCCGTCTGCCATCCGCGCATCCTACCCTGCCCGGTTATACCGTGTCCAGCTGGACCTATGGCGCCGGGTCGGGCGGTACGTGCCGGTCGGGATACACGAAGATGCCGACCAGCGCCGTGATAAAGCCGATCAGCAGGACTTTCAGCCCGCCGTCCAGCGGGACAACCGGTAAGGCGATCGCGCCATTGACCAGCGTGCCCAGCGCGGCGACCAGTCGCTGACCCTGTTTCTGTGACACGCTCCGACCCTCCTATTTCGGCTTGATCCAGGCGACGTCCGATCTATCGCCGCCCGTCATCAGTCGCTGGACGTTATACCGAAGACCGGCCGACTGACTGCCGCGCCAGACCTCGACGTGCAGATGCGACCCGGTCGACGCGCCGCTGGTCCCGGATAGCGCGACCTGGTCGCCGCGCGCGACCTTCTGCCCGATCTTGACGTCGACCCGGTACAGGTGCTGGAAGCGGTAGCGGAAGTCGGTCCCGGTGACGCGGACGACCAGGTAGCGCCCGCGGCCGGTCGTATAGCCGAGGTCGACCACCTGGCCAGCTTCCATCGCCAGCAGCGGCGTCCGCATCGGACAGTCCCAATCGGTCCCGAAGTGCAGATCCTCGTATCGCGGCCAGCCTGCAACCTTGACGTAGGACGCCTGCCAGGTCTGGCCGTTCGTCTTCGGTCCGCGCCAGCCGACAGGCTCCAGGGGATTGCCGACGTGACCGAAACCTTGCGTCATCGTGTAGCTGCCGCGGAATGGCTTCCGTAGGCCCATGCGTCCTATCCTCCGATCAGGCGTTCCAGGATCAGCGGCCCCAGCAGTTGCATTAGGACGATCAGCAGCGCGATCGCGCCGGTCCCGTACGCGAAGCGGACGGCCAGCGCGTCGACCTTCGCATCGACCTCATCGACTTTCGCCTGCAGACGGCGGATGCGGTCTTCCTGCAGATCCTCCGCGCGGCGCTGGTAGCGCAGGACCGGGTCGGGTATCTGGTCCATCGCCTAGAAAGATGTTTCGACTAGCTCGACGTTGATGATCACGGTCGCGCCTGTGTTGCCAGACACCTTTAGCGCGATCCCGTTCGTCGTGCCAGCCGGGATGATCAGCGGCTTCGTCCCGGGTAGCTGCGTCCACTCCCAAACAGGATTCGTCTGCGCGCCTGACGTCGCGACCGTCTGGCGATAGGCGAAGGCGATCCGTGCCAGCAAGACGCCTTCCGTACCCTTCGCGGTCGGCAGCGTCATCGCCGTACAGCCAGCTGCGGCGTCCGACGTGTCGAACGGCCGCGGCGTGACCGCCGTTCCGCCCGTCCCGGCAGACGTCAGGCGGAAGAGCTCGACGTTCCCGATGGCGCCCGTCGTCGCGTTGCCGTTCTGTTCCCAGCGGATGCGCCGGATGCGGACCTTTAGCGACGATCCAGCCATGATCTGCAGCGCGTGATCATTCGCGGTCGCGACGCTGACCGCTGCCAGCGGCGATACGAAGTACGAAGCCAGCGCGTACTCGCCTGGCAGGACGTACTCGTCCAGGACGTCGTTCGCGCCGATCGTCTTCAGGTCATGATGCAGTTTCTTCCCTGACCCCTCGGTCACATTGACGAATGTTTCGGTCATCCCTGGATCCTTTCCGTCATCGCAGCGTCCTGGCAAGGCTAGCGGCGACGCTGCCGAATGTCACTGCGACCGATCGGACGGTCCCGCCGCCGTCGAAGCGGGTCGACACGTCCTGGACGTAGCCCTGTGTCGACGCCGCCAGGGTCATGACCGATCCGTTGACGATGATGTAGTCGCCGGGATGGACGACGAACGGCGACGGCCGCGCATCCAGGCTGAAGGATCCGCGGGTCTGGACGCCGAAGGCGGTCAGCCAGGCGGTGCCATACGCCTGCAGGCGTAGCGCGTCGGTCGACAGCGGCTGGTTGTAGACGCCTTCGCGCCTGGCGCCGGTCTGTTCGGCGCTGACCCATCCGGTCCCTGCGGCGCTGCCGCCGACGACATAGACCGACGTGTACGCCTGCGCGTTGTCGCGCGTGATTTCCAGCTTCGACGGGCGGACCTCGCCTGGCTCCGTCACGGTCGCGGCATTGACCATGACCGTCGTCGTCCGATAGTCCGACGGCGTGATTGCATAGAAGCTGTCGAACAGGCGGACCCCGCCGTACTGATCCACGAAGACCTGGAACGTCGCTGGCAGCAGATAGCCGTAGGACGCCGACCATTCGCCCAGCGCCAGCTGTAGCGCCGCCCTGGCGGTCATCTGACTGATGGCGCCGATGGACAGCGTGCCAGTCAGCTGCGACGGGTAAGCGCCGCCGACCGGCTTCGCCTGGCTGCCGCCTTCCCGGACGCCCGCGGCGTCGCCAGACAGGCTGCCGAAGGCGCGCAGCGGGACGTAGGCCAGGATCGAAAGGACGACCTCTTGTAGCGACGCGACCGGCAGCGTGTACGGCGGGACCAGGACGCGGTCCAGCAGCGCGTTCAGGTCCGTACAGCGGACGGACCAGGCATGGTCGATGCCGGTCGGGATCGCTTCGCTGACGACGTCGACGGTCCCGCGGAACAGCGGTTCGCCGCGGACGTGATCGTAGAAGACGACGGTTTCGTCGCCGACCAGGCGGACGTCGCCGTCGGGATCGCGCACGGTGAAGTCCAGCGTCCCGTTCGTCGTCGGTCCGCCTTCGGTCAGGCGGATGGATTCCAGGTTGACGCCATAGCGGCGCCCGGACGTGCCGCCAGGTTCGACCAGGACGTCCAGCCCGTCGATCCAGAGGCTGAAGGACCGTGCGCCGTGATCGGTCAGCGCAGCTGCGACGACGGCGGACCCCGCCATCAGCTGCGCGTGCCAGCCGCCGCCGCGGCGTAGCGATAGAACAGGCGCTCGTCTACGACCCGCGCGACCTCGCGCCCGTCCAGCTGCAGGACGACGACGGCGGGACTGCCGCCCATGCCCAGCTGATGATTCGGGATGACGTACTCAGGTCCGCGCTCTCCGACCATGCGAAGCTCTGGACCGTTCAGGCCGACCCATCCGCCCGCCGCCGATCCAGGGACGTTCGTCCCGTGCAGATAGTGGTACGCCGGACTGTTCGGATTCTCATTCACCCGATTGATCGCGGACAGGATCTTGCCGATGTTGTTCACGATCCACTTCAGGCCCGCCACGAAGCGATCAACCTGGTCCGCGATGTTCTGAAACATCGTCGCCAGGCCTTTCATGATCGTCTTGTTCGACGTGATCCAGCCGATGATCTTCCCCAACCAGTCGAAGACGGACCCCAGCAGGGAAACGAAGGTCTTCAGGACGCCGCCGACGAAGGCGCCGATCGCGTCTACCAGCGGCTTGTTCTCCGTGACCCAGTCTTTGACTGCGCCGATGACGTTCCGGATCGCGGGTAGGACGGTATCGCGAAGGAACGTCATGACGTCTTTCAGCAGCGGCAGGAAAAGCTCGCCAAGATCTTCCATCAGGTCGTCCAGCGCGATCTGGAAGGCCTCCTGCGCGCCCGCGGCCGTTTCCCCGTACGCCTTCGCCTGGCCAGCCGCCGCCGCCTGGATCGCCGTCAGTCGTTCCTGTTCGCTGGCGGTCTTCGGCAGATCAATGCCCAGCTGCGCCAGAATCTTCGCGTTCCCGTCCAGACCCTTCGTCAGCATCTGGCTGGCTTCGGTCAGGCCGATGCCCTTCAGCCGCGCCAGGTCCATCGCTGTCTCTTGCAGCGCCAGCGCTTCGGTCGCGTCCTTCGTCTTCGTGACCAGGAACGTCAGCGAATCGCGAAGGTCGTCGTCGCTGAACGCCAGCCTTTCGCGGGACGCGATCGCCGCCTCGATCGCGTCCGTATTGCCATCAAAGCCTTTGACGTTCGCCTTCAGCGCAGCGTTCAGCTGCGCGATCCCTTTCTGCTCCTCCGCCGCCGCCGCGGTCGCCTTGCCGATGACCGCGACGACGCCTGCCACGGCGCCGACGACGCCGATGGCGGCGACCTTCGCGAAGCCTGCCAGGCCGGACCCGGACCGCTTCGCCTGCGTGTCGACCTTCGCCAGGGATCCCGACAGTTGGTCGACCTCGCGGGACGCCAGGTTCTTCGCCTTCAGGACCAGCGCTAGCTCCGCGGTGCTATCCACGTCCCGTCACCTCCAGGTACAGGGTCGCGCGCAGGAAGTCGTCGGCTGGCCAGGCGCGGACGGCGTCCGGCGTCGTCGCGTAGCGGGCGGCGACCAGATGGACCAGGACGTCCGGTGGAAGCCGGGTCCGCTTGCCAGCCTGGTAGCGCATGATCGCCGCCCTTACCGTTTTGGAAGCGTGCCGATCGCGTCGAAGACGGCCGTCGCGATCGCCAGCAGACCCTCATACGGGTCGACGTCCGCCATCTTCTCTGCCAGCTGGTCGTCGCTGTTCGGCAGGTTGTGATCCAGGATGATCCGATCCAG